ATGAGGTATCAGCTTGTACGTTTTGTTGTTGTTTACTTTGCTCTTCTTCTTGCTTCTTTTGTTCTGCACGATTAGCTATTTCAATTCTAGCCTTTTCTTTTTCGACTGCTAATTGAGTTAACTTATCATTAGCTTCCATAATTTTAGAAGCGTCTTGACTTTCGATAGCTTGTTGTAGAGCGACTTTGACCTGTTCTCTTTGAGCATCTACTCTAGCATCTAATTCTTTAAGATACTGCTCGTCTGTAGATTTAAACTTTTTAAGACTAGTGTCAAATTTCTTTTGAATACCTTTAGCATATTCTAAAGCTGCTTTTTCTCTTCTTTCAGCTTCTCTTATTCTAAAGGTTAGTTTATCAATTTTACCTTGATAATCTCTTCTTGATTTTTTAAGATTAGGTCTATCATCTTTATCATCAGATTTATCTTCATCCATAGCTTCAGTTTTAGTTTCCTCTTCTGAAACTTCTTCAATACTAGGTTTATCAGATTTATCTTCTTTAGAATGATCTACATAACCGAGATCAACTTCACCTACGTTTAACTTAGGTTCATTGTCCTCTTTAGTCTCTTCTTTTACTTCAACGCTTTCTTCTTTAACGTCATCCGTATCTAATTCGACTTCTCTTTCTTTGGCTAAAAGTGCTTCCGCACTGTAGTCTTTTACCTCTGCCATTTTTATCCTCCTTTATTAAAATAAATGGAGAATATCTTCTGGCTTTGTAATAGTTCCTATGATCTCGTCATCATTTAATATACGGTGTTCGCCGTACTTAGTCTGAAATCTGCTTCCAGTATATCTGCCATAAATGACAAACTCACCTTCATTACACCAAGGCCCATTAGGAAATTTTTCTTTATCTTGATAACAAAGGTCACCCATTTTTACGACTAATCCAACAACAGTTGTCATTTGAATTTTGTCTTGAGTTTCGTCTGCTAAGATAACGCCACCTTTTGTTTTTTGTTGGCCAGACCAAGGTCTAACTAACATACGGTAGCCTACAGGGTTAGGTATGATTTCAAGATATTTTTTGATGCCTTCTGGATCAGTTGGAATTTGTGATTTGACCTCTTCCTTATTTTTTTCGTTACCGAAATTTGTAAGCTTAGGTTTAATCAGTTGTACCATCGTTATCCTCCTTTTGCAGGTTTTTAATATCCTGAAGCAGCGCTTCTAGTGCGCTGAGTCTGCCCCTAGCATACTGCAAATTCTCTATCGAATCAACCCCATAGCAAATATGTTGTCTTGTATCTTCAACTTGTTTTTTAATTACACCTTTAATCTTATCTGAAGTATATGGATCTAACATTAATTTCTCTTCAATGCTATTTTGTTTTTACCTTGTTTTAAAAGCATAAAACCATACTCATTAACAATAATTTTTAATATTGTGTCCATATCATATTTTGGATAATCATCAAAAACAAACACAGTTCCTTCATGCGACCTTTCCGCAAAGAACACTGCTTCTTTAATAACATCAAAAGATTTATGAGGTCCGTCAAAGTGGACTAAATCGTATTTATTTATGATTTGTTTTTTATTTCTATAAATTGGAACACCGTCTGGAAAACGATTCATAAATTCATCATCCCCCATTGGAAACAATGTAAAGTTTTCATAATCAATATCTTTAATCAATTGAAGCTTCATACTGTTTGTGTAATCACAAGTATATGCTCCAGAATTATCATAGTGTTCGTAATTTAAATTACCATATGGATCAATTCCAATATGCCAATGGTTTTTATGTTTTAATGAATCTAAAATTAATTTGGTACCTGCCCCTTGTCTAACTCCAATTTCACAAGTAAATAAATTTTCGTTTTCTAAACTATCGCAAGCTTCTTTTAGGATTTCGTATTCGACACTATCACCTTGAATCATACAAGGCTTATATACTAAATATAAGGTTTGTAAATAGACTTAATCTTACCTTGTGCTAGTAACTTTTTTAAATCACCTTTAGATAATTTAGAATAATCTATATCTTCATATAATTCTAAATGAGGATCTTTTTTAGGTTTTCTAATAAATAAATTTTTAATCCACTTAAACATTATTTTCTCTTAATTAAATCTGTAGCTTTAAGTCCGTAAACAGATGCAATGACACCTACAAAAATTGTTTGATACCAAAATGGTAATTGTGAAAAATATTCAAAGAACAATTGCATCTTCTCCATTGCACTTGGATCATCCGAAAATACTGCCCAAGAAAGCATTACTATCGGAGCCGAGAGTAATAATAAAATGAACTCGTCTTTCCAGTCCGAATTTCTCGATTCAAGTAATTTGCCCTGGTACTCACTTTCCCCGCGAGCCATCTTTTCTGCATGATGCATTTGCGCATCTGACATTAACATCTTAGTCTTCTGACGGTTTTGATAAATATGCGAACCAGCTTTCACGGCTAAAGATATCGCTTTGAACCACATTAAAACACTCCTTTAAACTTAGTTCCTCTTATTGCAGCTCCACCTCCTTTAGAAAGTTTCACTGGGGGTACTTGTGAGTTAGGTCCTTTTTTAGGAGGAGGCCCAGAAGATATTCCTCCACTTTTTAGTGGATAAAAAATAAAATCTTTTAAAAAATTAGATGAACTACTTGAACCTGTTGATGATGTAGGTGTAGGCATTTTAGTTACAGAAGGTTTGACACATGGTGGCATAGTTCCATCCGGACACATTTTATCTTGACCCGAGTTTGAAGGAGGAGTTACTTTTGGATCACTCAATAAACCAGCATCTTTCATATACTGTTTACCTTCTTTACTCATAACATCTAATGGTTTTTCTGTTGTTCTATAATATTCTCTAGTTGCAGGTAAAGTTACTGCTTTTTGAGTTATTAAGGTTTCTCCTTTTGCTTTTTGTTCACGACCATATCTTGTCATTGGATCAAATACAACATTTTTTAAGAAATTGAATCCCATAAAAGGTGTAGGTCCTTTAACAGCTTGAAATAAAGTTGGAGGGTTTTTTGTAACCGTAGGAGGTGTTTTTACAGTTACTCGTGGTCTACCACCACCCGTGCTTGTAGGACTACTTCCTACCTTACCAAATTGTCGTGTATCTTTATCATAACCACCTGCTCCTCCTGTATCACCTGGGCCTGGTGCCGATCTACCACCACCTCTACTTTTACCACCCATTCCCATTCCAGCATCTCTACCCGAAGCAGCTTTAATTACTTTTTTTAATTTACCAGAATTTTCCATAGCATAGAAAACTTTTTCACCTTTTTTCTTACCATATTGTTCTTTAAATTTTTTCTTTAATTTTTTTCCTTTAGCAGTAAGTGGCATTATTTCCAACCTCTCTTAGCAAGTTTAGGTTTACCACTAATAAGACCTCCAGTGGATTTAGATTTAGGTTTATACAGTTTAATTTCTTTACCCATTAATTCATCAAAATCTTCGGGAACGTTACCATAGTCAGATTTAAAACTTTCATAAGAAGCATCATAACCTTTTTCTTTTGCTTTTTTATAAATTTCTTTAAGTGATGCCATTATTTTTTATCTCCTTTATTTTTAGCTCTTGCTATTTCTAATTTTTCTTCAGCAATTCTAATTCTCTCACGGGCTTGATCTTCATTGTTTTCTACTTTCATTTTCTCAATATCTAATCTTTCTTCAATTTCGTTTTCTTTTATATCCATGTTCATCATACTCTCTTCGGACTTACGTTGTAAATCCATCGCCCTTAAATCTAATTCTCTTTGCTTCAATACAACTAATGGATCTTGTTTTTGACCCATAGATTCTGCTTGCGCTAATTCCATTGTTAACTGAGCAACTCTATTAGCTATCATTGAGTTTATCTCAATCTGTGCTCCTTGCGGATCCGATTGTAATTTTACTTGCATCATAGGATCATTTGCAATTGCAGCTCCGACTTCTCCTTGAGCCTTCATTGAAACGTGTTCTGAAATGTGTGCTTGTAAAGCAGTATAAACTTGTGGGTTAATCTGTACCATTCTTGTAGACATAAATGCTCTATGAGCGTTGATATGTGCATCATGGTCTTGATCTGGGAATGCTCTTAACGGTTTCATGTTTAATACGTCCATATTTTCCGTTGCAGGGTCTTTTGGTGTAGGTCTTTCTTGCGGAAGTAGCAATTGGTCGATATCTTGTGTACCTAATGCTTCATATACTCTACGATATGCCTCTCTCAAGTTGTGCATCATCGGATTTGACATTGCAATCTTTAAATTTTCATTAGCAAGTGTAACTCTTTGCGCCATACTCATGATATTCGGATCTGCAACTGGAATTACGTCCACTCTATCGTCAAAATCAGTTTGTTTAACTGCTTGATCTGCGCCATATACTGAATATGGGTAGATTGGTGGTAAGTATGTTCCAAAAACTTTAGCAAGTAACCTAAATTCTCTACGCATTGAGTAGTAACATCGCTTGTGAATAGCACTCATGACTCTCGAACCACGTTCCAGTAACGCAACAGTCGTACCTACAGCTCTATTTTGCATGTCATTACCAGTATCCATGTTAGTAATCGCTGCAAATTTCTGTCCTGCGTCCACAACAAAACCCATTAATTGGTATAATGTAGCTGATGGTTCTTTAAATGGTAAAATTTGGAACTGATCTTTGATATTTCCACCAGGTGCATCTACATCTCTAAACTCTCCTGGTTGAAATGGTTGATCATCATCTCTAATTCTTATCCCTCTAGACTTAAATCCTGCAGGTAAATTCGACAATGTTCCTGCATCTAGCAATTGTCTTAGTGATTGTGTAGCTGTTCTAGATAATCCACCTATCATGTGCGTTAAACCAAACCCATAAAAACCTAATCCTGGTAAA